TTGTCTTGACGGCTATTTAGAATTTTGTCAAGAACAATACTACACTTGGAATTGTACAGATGTCGTCATAATTGGCGATTGCATAGATAATCATTATACGAGTTTTCATGAGATAGATATTGAAGCAGAATACACAGGAAAACAAGAACTTGAAGTTGCTATTAGGCGAATTGCAAGGTGGTATAATGCTTTTCCTGAAGCTACTGTAATTTTGGGCAATCATGACCGAATGATTATGCGAAAAGCACAAACATCATTAATACCTAGTAAGTGGATTAAGTCATACAAAGAAGTGTTAGAAGTACCTAATTGGGATTTTGTAGATAGATTAGAGATAGACGGTGTGCAGTATATTCATGGTGAAGCAGGAACAGCAAGAACTAAATGCAGAGCTGATATGATGAATACGGTGCAAGGACATCTACACACACAATGTTACATAGAACACTATGTCGGACAAAATTTTCGTGTCTTTGGTATGCAGGTAGGGTGTGGCATAGACCATGACACTTATGCTATGGCGTATGCCAAACGAGGAAAGAAACCTGCTATTGCTTGTGGGGTTGTGCTGGGTGGTGATATACCTATTAACCTCTTAATGCCTTTATAATGGACGACAACCCCAACGGAAAACTCTTACTTATTTATATGCTTATTATAATAGGCATCTTATTGCTTAATTTATAGCCCCCCTTTAGCCGTTTTAGGCACTTTCTTTTCTTTTTAATGGTAACATACTAGAGGGCACTTAAAGTTGCCCTATGTTATAAACACTTAAATTGTTAATAACTTTGTAAATAATTGTGTTTATATAGTTGTTAATTAAAATAATTGTTATATATTTGTACCATTATTAATTAAAACAAAGAAAATGAAAACACTAGATTTAAACTTTGAAAAGGTAAACTACATTACACCTATAAAAAAAGAACTTGACGAACACTTGCACAGAATTAGCAACGAATTTATGTTGATAGGAATGAGGAGAGAAACGCCTAGATACTATAATTTAAAAGATTATCAAGAAAGGATAAACAATAGTTATTTAATAGAAATTTTTAGCACACAAAACGAAAACTTAGGCTTTAAAATTTTAACTCCTATTGATTATCCTTTAATTAATTTTGATGAATTTTGGGAGCAGTTTAAAGAATATAGAACAGAATTTCTATTCAAAAACTATCCACAAATTGAACAATATGGAATAAATTTAACAAAGTATAAACCTAACCACTAAAAAAAAGAAAAATGAAAACAAATTTTAAAATGAAAGAAGCTACAAATAAGCAAGAAGCTATTATTAGCTTAAAAGATGTACAAAAAAACAAACCTGAATTATTAACCGAATATGTAAGGCTATCAATGTTTGATATTGATAAAATGTCTTTTCAAGAAATCAGAGAGATATATATACAAGTAAAAAGTAGGTATTATGACACTCTTGATTATTCAACTAAATTTTAAGGATATGAAATTACAATGTCAAGACTTCTATTTTTACCCAAATGGTACTTATAGCACCGAAAGAAAGTATAACAATAATACGCATACGTATTTTTCAGATATTCAAGAGGGCTCAAGAGCCATTAGAATATTTGGAACACTAGAGCAAATAGATAAGGCGTTAGACGACTATGTAGAACGCACAGGCTTAAACTTAGACGAATGTTATGACTACGACACACCGTCTAAATTAAGGCAATATCAAGAATTATATTTAGAAAGAAATAACCACGCTAGAAAGTTTAAAGCAATAATAATAAATATAGTATAATGAAAGACGAATTAATACACAAAAGAATGAATGATATTAATACCTTTCAAGCTCACGAAAACGAAGTATATTTAAGAGGAACAGATGAATACGGCAACGATTTTCAAGTCTGTTTTGATAGCTATAACTTTTTAGAATGGATTGATGCAGAATATATAGAATATATAAAAAAACAATTAATTAAACATATAAAAACGAAATGAAAACATCAATAAGCGAATACGAATTTTGCAGGTGGTTTGAAGAACAACGCCCAAACAATTTTAGCAGAGTAGGATTACAAAGTTTATTTGACTACCTTGAAGAATATGAAGAAAGTACAGGTGAAGAAATAGAATTTGACCCTATTGCATTATGCTGCGAATATACAGAATATGAAGACTTAGACGAGTTTCATCAGGATTACGACAAAGAAGAATATCCTGACTTAGATGAAATAAGAGATTGGACACAAGTTATAGAGGTGGGAAATAAAAGTTTTATCATTCAGCAGTTTTAAAATAAATTTATTAATTTTAACAAAAAAAAAGATATGAAAACAGAAATTTTAAAAGAAAAATATATTAGGTACGGTTTAACTAAAGATGATATATTTAAGCATCAGCATTTTTTAATCATTACAAGGTCAGGAATTGAAAAGATACAAGCCATAGAGGGCATCAGTATTGACTATGATGTAATAAATTGTCAAAAAGACTTTTGTGTTGTAAAAGCTAAGGCAAAAAAAGAAAATGCAGTTATACAAACATTTGGTTCTGCATTAAAAGGTGCAGGGTTTAAAGACGGAAACACTAATACTTGGTATGTTATGGAGATGGCAGAGAAACGAGCATTAAGTCGTGCTGTTCTGAAACTTACAGGGTTTTATGAGTTAGGGGTTTTTGGTGAAGATGAAAGCGAAGAATTTAAAAAATAGTATAGGTTGGGGTGGCTTAACGAATTGGGTAACACCTAAGGTAAACTAGCCACTCCTTTTTTTAATAATTAAACAAATAAATAAAAATGGAAATTACAGGAAAACTAATTAAGAAACTAGACATTGAGGGTGGTGTCAGTAAAGCAGGAAAAGAATGGCAAAGACAATCTATATTAATAGAGCAAAACGCAGACTTTAACAAAGAGGTCGTAATTGGGTTCTTTGGAGATAAAATACAAAAGCTAAGAGATATACAAGAGGGTCTTGATATTACAGTTATGGTAAATGTTTATTCAAGAGAATTTAAGGGCAAATATTACCACTCTATTGACGGATATTGGATAAGTCAAGGTGCTAAAGAAAATACACAGGACAATGAAGACATGCCGTTTTAATATGACAGCAGAAGATAACTTCAGAAATTTATGCAACCTCACTACTTCATTAATGGGGTTGACCAAAGGTTCTTTGTCTTATAAAAGCCGAAGAACTGAATTACAAGTACCTAGAGCTGTAGCATCAGTAATTGCAAGAATTGAAGATAATACACACCATTCGGTTATTGCAAAGGTGTTAAAACGAGATAGAACTTTAGTGTATCATTATGAAAGGGCACACGAAGCAAATTACTCTTCTTGGGCTCAATACAGAGATACTTTCAACAAAGTATATACGGCTTATACAAGTATCATAAATGCTAAAAAGGAATTTTTTGACTTACCACACTTAAAAAACTACTTAAAAGAAAATGGGGTGCGAAATAGTAATAAACATCAAACAACACTTAGGGTTCAATGTGGCAAATTTGGTACAGATATAAAAGTTTCTTACAGAGAATTTTACAATCAGTTAGAATTAATTAAATTAGCACTCCAAGATTATAAGTTTCAAATTGAAATAATATGACCAAACCCAATTACTATGCTGTTATCCCTGCTGAAGTTAGGTATAATAAAAAGCTAACACCAAACGCTAAATTATTATATGCAGAGATAACGGCACTATGTAATATGAATGGTAAATGTACAGCATCAACACAATATTTTTGTAGGCTTTATGAAGTTAGCAGGGTGTCAATACAAAAATGGTTAAAGTCATTAGAAGATAATAACTACATTAAGCGTATTAACATATATGAACAAGGTAGTAAACAAATATTAACACGTATAATAACTTTGATTAATATACCTTGTAAAGAAAAGTTAACAGATAATAGTAATACTAAAGTATATACTAATAATAATATTACATATAGTAATAAGGCTCTTTTTAAAAAACCAACTATTGAAGAGGTTAAAAATTATTGTAATAAAAGAAATAATAATATAGACCCTGAAGCGTTTATTGATTTTTATAAAAGCAAAAATTGGTATATTGGCAAAAATAAAATGAAAGATTGGAAAGCAGCAGTCAGGACTTGGGAAAAACGAGATAAAAATAAACCAACAATGTCAAAGATAGACTCACAAATTAGTGCTTGGCAAGAAGCAAAAAAATTAATTTAAAAAATAAAATATGGAAACAATGAAAGATTTATTAAAAAAATTAAAACAAGAAGCAGAAGAAGAAATTAACTTTGGAAACAGTAAAGAAATTAGTTATGGAAAAGGTATTATTGAAGTTATAAATAGAATAGAAAATTATTGTAAAAAAAATAATATTAAGTTAGATTTATGAAACCACTTAAACAAGAAAACTTGCAGGACTTAACTGAAAAAGTATTAGACTTAGTTGCTAAGACATCAGTAGAAATTGGTCATAAAACTGACGGAAAAACAATGGCAGCTTTGTCTAACATATTTGCAGCAGACCTTATAAGAGAAAAGCGTTTTGGCAATATGACCTTTAACCAAGTAGTTGATGCCTTTCATATAGGTATAAGATTTGGCAAAGATGAACCCTTTTTAAACATCAGAACGTTTTACAAATGGGTTTACGCTCACAAAAAAGAAAGATTAGACGCAGCGTATTACGAAGTTCATACTTTAGGGAAAGACCCTAAGACTGTTCCTTATTATCAATCACAAAAACTATTAAAATGAAAAAAGAAAAAACAGCACCACTAGAAATTCTACAAATGGCATTAAGTATTAACAAATCTAATTTAGAAAAGATATATTGGATGGAGGAATTTATAAATTATATTGAAAAAAAGAATATAAAATTATATAAAGAAGCTAGAAAATTTGCAGATGATTTAGAAGCAAATGATTATTGGACAGAAGAAGAAAAACAAAAATGGGGAATGAAATGAAAATAATTAGAATACAAGAACACGAAGTTAAAAGCCAATCAGATGCAGTTCTTTGGCACTTAAAAACCTACGGAAAGATAACAAGTTATGATGCTATACGAGAATATGGTGCAACAAGGTTATCAGCTATAATACACAACCATAGAAAAAACGGTTATTATATAGACAGCATACCTTTAAAAAAGAAAACAAGGTTTGGTAAGACAACTACTATTTCACAATATATATACAGCCATTGAAAAAACCAATAAGCAAACTCAAAAAAGAACTAGATAAATGGTTTAGCCTTTATATTAGACTAAGGGAAGCAACGGCTGAGGGTTCAGTACAATGCTTCACCTGCTCACGCATTTCGCATTATAAGTCAGGTATGCAATGTGGTCACTTCCAGTCGAGAAGACACCACTCAACAAGGTGGCATGAACAAAATTGTCAAATCCAATGTGTCCGCTGTAATATGTATGAACAGGGTGAACAGTTTAGATTTGGGGTTGCCTTAGACCACAAATACGGTGAGGGTACTGCTGAAGAATTGGAGTTTTTATCAAAAATGATTATGAAGTTTAGCAGAGTAGATTATGAAGAAAAAATAAGTTATTACAAATCGGCTGTTGATAAGTTAAAAAAAGAAAAAGGGATAGAGTAAATATTTTGCTAAATTTGGCAAATGATAAAAACTGTTTATGCAAGTCAAGAACACAAAGCAATTATTGAAAATTATATGCTAATGTGCAAAGAGTTTGCTAAGGAAGTTGCATCACAAAACAAATACCAAAATTATTTAGAAGTCATACAAACAATTCTTGAATACCATAATAACTATGGAAACGGAGTGCGAGAAAATAATTGGTATGATTGGCTTATGATTATTCCAATAAATGTATCAATAGCAACTAATGGTTTTTTTGCAGGGCTAGAAACAAAAGGAAACAGGGGTATAATCAGGGCGTATAAGATTGTTTTAAATGAATTGGTTATTGAAGTTGTTGACAAAATAGATAAGCTAGAGCAAATAAATGAATAAAATATATCAGGAAATATCAAGCCTAAATGATAAGTTTAAAACCATGTGCTATGGACTTACACAAAATGAAACAGATATTGAAGAAGCAGTGCAAGAGTTAATGTTGTATTTTTTGCAAATGAACCCTGAAACATTAAAGAAAATATATGACAAAGACGGTCTTGACGGAATTACAAGATACGGTGCTGTTGTTTTAAAGAGGTCATTAACAAGCACACGAAGTCCGTTTTATTATAAGTATAAAAAATATTATACGCATATAGACGACTATGCTACTAACACCACTTATGACATAACAGAAACAGGCGAACTTGTACCTACAAAACATTTGTACAATATACCTGATGAAGTTGTTGAAAATATAGGCTTTAAAAAATTAGATAAGATTGACGCAGCATTAGGTGAGATGTATTGGTATGACAGAAAGGTTTTTGAATTGTATTATTATGACGGCAATACACTTGACAGCCTTGCTAAAAAAACAGGCATTAGTCGTAATAGCTTATTCACCACAATAGATAAAGTAAGAACAGCATTAAAAGAAATACTAAATGAATAGGTTTTTTGTTCCTGATAATATCTACCAAGACAGGTTAGCAATATGCAAAGCGTGTGTGTATTACTCTAACGTCTTAGGACAATGCAAACGCTGTTTATGTTTTATGAAAATCAAAGCAAGGATAGCACCAATGGAATGTCCACAGAAGTATTGGGCTAAGACAATGGAAATGGAAACGCCTGACGACTTGCCACAAGAAATAATAGAAGAAATATTAGATATGTGGAAAGACTTAAAAACAGGTAAAGCAAAAAACCAAGCAGCTAAAAAAAGAATGATTGAAACTTACAACACAATATATAATACTTCTTACAGCCCCTCAACAAATTGTGGTTCGTGTATCTCAACTTGTTTTGACGGTATTAAAAAACTTTATAAAAAATACAATGAATAAAAGAACATATAAAACAATTAAGTCGGTTCTGCGTGACCACATAAAAAAGAATGTGAACTCACTATGGACTTTTGAAAATGATAATTTTACTTGCCTTTTTAATGAATACAGGGCAGTTAAAAAAAATAGAACAATTTACACAAGTCAACAACTATTAAACAAATTACAAAATGGTGATACCTAATAGCAACTACGAAGAAACAGAAATACCTGAATACTACAAAGGAAAGAACGGTTACATGGCAAAAGATGTTGTAGCTAATTTTGACCTTAGTTATAATGTTGGAACGGCAGTAACTTATTTGCTGCGGTCAAAAAATAAACATGATGACGGTGGAATACAAGACTTACGAAAAGCAATAAACCACTTACACTTTGAATTAGATGCTTTAACCAGTGAAACAAGAACAGGTGCATTGTCACCGACTGGAGTTAGAAAATGACATTATATAAATGCGAATGTGGTAATTCTAAAGAGTTACAAAAAGCCACTATGAAAATCATTAATAACAAAGTAGTGGTTGCAGAAGCCTTATGTAAATGTGGTCTATACATGGACAGTGAACCAACAGATGGCATACCGAACCTAAAAAGAACTGAAGCGTCATTAAGTAAAAAAAAAAGAGGTGATAAACTTTGGGATAGTGCAAAAGAAAAACTAATTGGTGAACGAGGTATTAACGAACCTTTTAAATAAATAACATAAAATTCTATTATATACTATGAAACTAAAAATCAACGATATACAATCAAATGTATCAAACCCACGAATTATTAAAGACCATAAATTCAAAAAACTTGTAGAAAGCATTAAGGATTTTCCAGAAATGTTAGAATTAAGACCAATAGTTATAGATGAAAACAATATAATACTAGGTGGCAATATGAGACATAAGGCTTGTATTGAAGCAGGTCTAAAAGAAGTTCCTGTAAAAATAGCCAAAGGCTTAACAGTAGAACAAAAACAAGAATTTATAATCAAAGATAATGTTGGATTTGGTGAATGGGATTGGGCTATGTTAGGGAACGAATGGAACACAATACAAATTAGCAAATGGGGGTTAGATGTATGGGAAAATTCTGATGATAAAAACGAACTAGATGCAGAACTTGAATGGAGTGGTATGCCTGAATTTAACAATAAGGACTTAACGCCAAAAAGACAACTTATTATATCTTTTAAAAATGAAGATGATATAAAAAAATTCTCTAAACTTATAGGTCAAAATATTACTGATAAAACTAAAAGTTTATGGTACCCACAAGCAGCTATTGAAAAACAGTTTGACAAAGCATATACAGATGAATCCTAAATATCCGTTGTATATAGTTTCAAAAGGCAGGGCGGATAGTAGATTAACCAGTAAGGCTTTAGAGAAAATGAATGTGCCTTATTATATTGTGATTGAACAAAGTGATTATAAAGATTATGCAGCAGTAATAGATAAGGAAAAGATTTTAATACTACCTGAAAAGTATTTAGATGAATATGAAGTTCTTGATAATTTAGGCAGGTCTAAAAGTACAGGACCAGGCGCAGCAAGGAATTTTGTATGGGAACATTCAAAGAAAGGTGGCTTTGCATATCATTGGGTGATGGACGATAATATTGAAAGATTTTTACGAATGAATAATAATTTACAAATACCAGTACATAATGGGTCTTGTTTTAGAGCTATGGAAGACTTTGTTGAACGATATGAGAATGTAGCAATGGCAGGACCAAATTATTATATGTTTGTACCTCGTAAGGCGAAACTGCCACCATTTGTAAAGAATACAAGAATATATAGCTGTAATCTTATAAAAAATGATGCTCCTTTTAAATGGCGAGGACGATACAATGAAGATACTATATTAAGTTTGGATATGTTAAAAGCAGGGTATTGCACTATTCAATTTAATGCTTTTATGCAATTAAAGACTACTACACAAGTTTTAAGAGGTGGAAATTCAGCAGAGTTTTACGACAAAGAGGGCACTTTACCTAAAAGTCAAATGCAGGTAGATATACACCCTGACGTTTCAAAAATAGTATTTAGATTTGGGCGAATACATCATCACGTAGATTATACGCCTTTTAAAAAAATAAAGTTAATTAAAAAGAAAAATATTAAAATAAAAAACGGTGTAGATAATTACGGTATGGAATTAAAGAAAATAAAATAATGGACAAAAGTAGACATATAAAAAAGGAAGCAATTTTACAGGCATTAGAAAATAGTTTAGGTGTAGTGACAGTAGCTTGTAAGCAAACCGATATACCTAGAAGCACATATTATAAATGGCTAAAAGAAGATGAAGACTTTGCAAGAGCAGTTAAAGAGATTGAAAACATAGCACTAGATTTTGGTGAAAGCCAATTACATAAACAAATAGGTGATGGCAATACATCAGCAACAATATTCTTTCTAAAGACAAAAGGAAAGAAACGAGGATATATTGAACGCAGTGAACTAGACCTAAGTTCAGGTGACGAACCAATTAAAATTAACGTAAATATAAAAGGTGTTGAACATTGATGCTAACTTTACTGACACACAGGAACAAGCAATAGAATATCTATTTGACAAAACTACAACAGAAGTTCTTTTTGGTGGTGCAGCAGGTGGTGGAAAGTCTTGGGTAGGTTGTGCATGGTTAATATTAATGTGCTTAAAATATCCTAAGACTAGATATTTAATGGGTAGGTCAAAACTTGATAGTTTAAAGAAAACAACACTTAACACTTTTTTTGAAGTATGTGAAGCGTGGGGCATAAAAGCAAGTAAGCATTATAATTTCAATGCAGGGTCAAATATCATAACATTTTTTAATCGTTCTGAAATAATGCTTAAAGATTTGTTTTTATATCCATCTGACAAAAACTTTGACAACTTGGGTTCTTTAGAAATCACAGGGGCTTTTATAGATGAAGCAAATCAAATAACTGAGAAAGCTAAAAACATAGTGGCGTCAAGAATGAGGTATAAATTAGATGACTATGGTTTGATACCTAAAATGCTAATGACTTGTAACCCTGCAAAGAATTGGGTTTACACTCAGTATTATAGACCAGCAAAAGACGGAAAGCAAAAACCCCACAGAAAATTCATACAAAGTTTAGTTGACGATAATGAATATATATCTAAATATTATAAGACACAATTATTAACATTAGACGAATTATCAAAACAAAGGCTTTTATTTGGTAACTGGGAATATGATGCAAGTAATGATAGCTTAATTGATTATGATGCTATTTTAAATATCTTTAATCAAAAAGGAGTTAGTGGTGCTAAATACATAAGTTGTGATGTGGCGCGATTTGGAAGCGATAAGACGGTTATAATGTATTGGGAGGGGTTACATATTAAAAAGATAAGAAGTATGCTTAAATCGTCTGTAAATGAGGTTGTGGACGAAGTAAGGGCTTTACAGCAAGAACATGAAGTGCCTTTAAGGAATATTATTGTTGATGAGGACGGAGTTGGTGGGGGTGTTAAAGATTATTTAAGATGTATTGGTTTTGTTAATAATGCAAGGGCATTGAAAGGTGAAAACTATCAGAACCTAAAGACACAATGCTTTTATAAATTAGCCGACCTAATAAACAAAGGGCAAGTGGGTGTAATATGCCCTGATGTAAATATAAAAAACCAAATCATTGAAGAATGTGAACAGGTAAGAATGAAAGATGCAGACAAAGATAATAAGTTACAAATCTTTTCAAAAGAAACAATTAAGGGCATAATAGGTAGGTCACCTGATTATGCAGATGCAATGGCTATGCGTTGCTATTATGAAATTGATAGTAACTTTGGAAAGTATTTTGTGCAGTAAACTATTTTTAACAAATTTCTATTATATAACAAGATAAGACTATGAAAGTAAAAATTAAGAAGAAGGGCAAAAAGAAAAACTATAATCTTATTACCTCTTGGGCTGATGTTACCCTTGAAAAATGGATTAAGCTAATTGCAGCACAAACAGGAACAAAGGCAAAAGAAGCAAGAGAAACAATAGCAGCTATGTCTGATATTCCGAAGTCATTAATAGATGAATTGGCTTTAAAAGATGTTGCAGTTTTAATGGAAAAGCTGAGTGAGTTACAGGCTCGGCAAAACCCTGAGCTTAAAAAGATTATAGAAATAGATGAAGTGCAATATGCGTTTCACCCTAATTTAGATGAAATAACTTTAGGTGAATATGCAGACCTTGAAAACTTTATCAAGATTGGAATAGAAAAAAGTATGCCTGAAATAATGGCAATTCTTTTTAGACCAATAGTTGAGAAAGAGAAAGACATATATTCAATAGCTGCTTATGATGGCAACATAACAATAAGGGCTGAGAAAATGAAACAAATGTCAGCAGAGCAAGTGCAAACGGCACTGGTTTTTTTTTGGGGTTTCGTGACAGAATTGTCAACGATTTTGCCATCATTTTTAGTGGAACGGACACAGGAGATAGCGAAGGACTTGGAGATAAACAATTCGCAGAAAAGTGGGGGTGGTTTGGAATAATGCACAGGTTATGCAACCAAGATATAAGTAAGTTAGAAGTAATATCTAAATTGAACTTATTAGAATGTTTGACTTGGTTAAGTTATGAAACAGATTTAAATTTAAGTAATAAAGTAAATATAGATGATAGCAAACAAAACTTATAACAACGTCATAGACACCCTTAAACAGTTGGGTGAAGAACATCATCAGTTAAAGACAACAACTACAGGTGATATTTGGAAAATTGATTTGAGTAACGAAACATTGTACCCTTTGTTTCATATCAACCCTGTTAGTGTAAGCACAGGGCAATCTCAATTAATTTATAACTTTCAGCTATTTGTTATGGATGCTGTAACTGAAAAAGAGAATTGGACAGAAGCTAATTTTCAATCGGCTAATTATTTAAGTAATGAGCAAGAAGTAATGTCAAGCTGTTTGCAAGTATGTGTTGATATAATAGGAATGATGCGACATAGTAAATGGCAGGGTGCAGGTGAACTAGATATTAACGACCCTGTTTATTTTACAGAGGGTGAATATAGCTTAGAGCCATTTCAAGAAAGGTTTGATAATCTTTTAACAGGGTGGGTGTTTTCAATAGGTGTGTTGGTTCAAAATGACTTTCAAACTTGTACGATACCTGTTGCAGATAATCCAATAGGCAAATAATGAAATTCAAAATAGGAAAATATAAAATAGAAATAGGATTTTTTAAAATAACAATAAATATATAATATGGCAGATTTAACAGTAACAATTTCCGAGAGTGTAACCCTCAACGGTGCATTAAGGGGGTCAACAAATAGTATTACAACATCAAGTATTGTTGATACTTACGAAAGAATATTAACAGCAGCACACTCAAACACAACAACAATATGTACGTTTGCAGCAAGTCCTCATACTTCAGCAGGAGCTTTAGATGTTGAGAATTGCAAGTATTTAAGGATTACAAATTTAAGCGACACAGAAGATATGAAGTTGGCTTTAGTAACTACAAACACTAATTATCAAGTTACGGTAAGAGCAGGTGGCTCGCACGTTTTATTTCAAGCAGAAAATGGTGCGATTGGTGAAGAAGATACAAGCCCTGCGTTTCCAACTTTAGAAGACATTA